ATTCCCTAAACTGTCCACCAATACGGCACTATGTACACATTTATTTGTTAAATAGTTTTTTATGTCAGTAACAGAAAAAGTGATATTTTTAGGGTGATTATGTATTACTATATATCGATTTGTAGGTGTTTTATCGTTGTTAGGATAATAAATCCCTACATTATTAGAGCCTATTTTACCGATATTTTCTTTACCAACTTTTTTTGTTGCCAAGTCAATCATTATGCCACGTTCTCGATTATAGCCATTTGCAGCATTTAAGCATGCTACACATTCTGAAAAAATCAGTTTGGTTATATCTTTTGAATAGCCTAGTTCGTTATATTTATCACGATACGCTTTGTTGTTTATAACTTTAGTATCAATAATATAATCCGAGTTTATATGACTGCCCTTCGGTAGGTGTAGTTTTATAGTATGTTTAGGCATTTCCTGTAACATAGCAGGAACCCTTGCATTGAATATATCAGATGTCCAGCCTCTCGCAAAGTTTTGCCAAGCTCCTTTGCCACTCAATACAGTATTTCGACCATTCACACCGAGTAACACTTCCTGATTTGGTTTAGTTAGTGTTTGAATATAATCCAAGCCAGCTTGATTTATTCCTTTGTGCTGCTTATTCTCTTGAATGTCTAATTCTGTTAATGGTTGAATATGGCACATACAATGAGGGTGAGCAGGCAATGTCGGTAACTTATCTTTAGGGTAAACACCTTTGCCAAGTCCGTATAAATCAGCATTAGCATAAAAGTCGCAAATATCAAAGCGAGGGTGCCTTGCAGCTAACCGCCATTTATAGGCTACGACATCATCATCGTTCATGTACCTATTTACTTGACCGTCAGCATAAGCCCTCGCATTTTCTGTACGTACTATACGTTCAGCATTATAACGTGTCTTTTCTTGAACAGCAGTTTCTAACGCTTTATTGATACGTTCTTCGTTGCCTTTATCAATAGCATGGGTTAATTCAGTATATGCAGCCCTAACACCTGGAGTGGTAAGCCGTGATACTTTATCACGAACACTACGCAGCACCTTACGTTGTAGTTGCTTAGCTTCCGGAGTACTACTACCAGTTATATTGAGCTTCGTAAGATCATTAATAAATTTAGGTAGCGAGGCTTCTGGAATAATACCACCATTGCCATACCCATCGAAGATTGACTTTGCAGTATCTCTAACAGCTTTATTGGTTTTAAACGCTTGCGTCAAAGTATCAGCCACGCTTTGCTTAATAGCCTTAGAACGACCATAAAGGCGACTAGATAATGTTAAGTTATCAGCCGCCCAGCTTTCAGCCATTGCCATCGAAATGCTTTTAGTACTATACGGAACATCATCGCCATACCCAGCTATGAATGAGTTCGTTAAATCAGCCTGTAACGTAGGCTTCATCAGTTGCATAACAGGATATGTCTCATAAGCCTTTTTGACAGCTTGCTTAGGACTATAACCTAATTCAAGGAGTTTCTTTATCTCTGCCTCGAAGTTGGTTATCGCCTTGTCTATCTCCTTCTGTGTCCTCATCTACTTCGTTCCCTTCATCATCATGATATGCAAGATCCTGTTCTTGTCGTTGAACAGCTTCTTCAATTTCATCAATAATTTTGTCGTATTCTTTAGGCTCAAGGTTAGGTACATAACTGTCTAATACCTTTTTGCCTGTTTCGACTTTCAAAGTATTACTGCCAAGGTTTAAATCGAGTACAGATTGAGATTGAGCGATAACATCGGCTACGTCATTAATTTTAAAGTTGCGAGGATAATCACATTTATAATCGATAGTTTCACCTGTCCACGATTCATATAAATCAATGATGTCATATTCTGCGTTTTCACATTGTACGGAGAAATCAGCCAGCCGTTGGTTGGTTCGTTCAAAATCCCATTGCTTAGCCACACCGCTTTTTGACTCTTGCACACCTATTACTGAATTAATTCCTGACAATCGGTACATATCATCTGTAAGCGTTTTAATTGTTTGTATTAAAATTTGCGCCGGTCCAATATCCGGTGCGATAAACGCAGGAGCATGCCCTGATTCCGCCGGATACATTAGCACATTATTTGTACCTAGTGTAATATCGCCAATATTTTGACCGTTATCAGGCAATGTCAAAATACTAAACGTTTGCATGCTTAGTATTTGAGATAGCAACGAGCATTGATGATATATTTGGTGGTTAGTTTTTGCAATAGATAGAAATTCAGGAGGTGGCAATATATCTGTTTTCTTTGAACTACGTCCAAACCATTGAACGACAGGTATTCTACCGATATTATGCTCACCTTGTGCAATTACTTTGCCATTTTCGTCTTTTGTTACCCATGATGTTTTTGTCCATTCATGGAACTGCGTTTTCGCATTACCTTCCTCATCGAACACTTGAGATGTGTACGCAAAAAATTCCAGCTCGCCTGCTTCACTAATTCGCCAGTTATATATGCACTTAGGCTCAACTGCATATAGGTAAGGGAATTGGCGCTTAGAGATCACATCGGCCATCGTTTCACCAAACTCTGTTACGTTATCGACAATGATATACATAACGCTATACAATTTTGCTTGCGTTGCGTTAAAACGCATAAATTCTTGTAGCGATGTCCCTAATCGGTCTACGTTTTCCAAAAATGAAGCAAAAAGTTCGCTTTTGTTATAGTCGCGTGATATTTCGTCTTTAAAAATAGGGTCGACACCAGCATTGAGTATCGGCCCTGTATGGTTTAAATAATATGAAAGTTTTTTGCGGTACTCATAATTCTGTGGGCTTTCACGAGAATATTTAGGTAACGCACCGCCATTAGCGAACATGCCTGTTCCATAATAAGCGTCATGCAGTAATTCGTATTCGCTATCTCTTGGATTTGCCATAATAGCCATATAAATAAGCCTCCTAATAAATATTGGTACGTGTTGACTTGTAGTCCGGTGCAGTCAGCTTTTCTGCAATACCTGTTAATGCGTCCGGAGCATCGTCATGTTCATTTTTGCCTTCACGTTGATAACGTGTGATAGCTTTATAAAAATCAGGCCATTTGTCAGCCCAGTTTATAGGAAAATAAATATGCTCCATAACCCAAGTTGCATTGGATAATATGCGAGCCTCTTTATTTTTAGATTGGTGGAACGCTACAACCTTTGTATAATTGCTTTTATACTCATCACGTAACAGCCGTGTAACCTGTCTTGCAAACCCTCTACCACCATTATTGCTTTCAAAATCTGCTACATTAACACGATTACGATATAGCATTTCAGCAACAGCAGGTTCTGTTTGTTCCATTGCTGCTTTCGTAAATACAACGTCTAATATATAAGCCTCTTTGTTATAAATGCCATACGTGATACTTGCTAACCAGTCCTCGCCAGTATCAGCCGTATCAGTGTAGTTTTTAATTTGAGTAAATAAAGGTTCGCCAGCTTCATTGCAAGGAATATGCTCATAGGTTTTCAATTCAGAATACAAGCACCCTTTTAAATCGATTGGTATTTGTTGATAGTTCGCACTGGCTATGTCCTCACCCATCGCCCTGCACTTTTCTTGGTAACTTTCATAAGACAATACATCGTCGCATAACATCGTTCCATCGTCTTGTAAGGCCTTCATAGTAATAACCTTTGCTTTATCCCCAAAGTGTTCGATGGCCCTACCTGCTAGATCATCACTAGCCCAACGTGTCATGATGATTATAATCTTGCCACCTTCCTCGAGCCGTGAAAGCATAGTATTAGTGAACCAATCCCAGTGCTTTGCCTTAGTGTTTTCGTTATAAGCCTCCTCGGCGTTCTTGATAATATCATCGATAATCAGAATAGAGGCACCAAAGCCTGTAGCGGTACCACTAGGGGAAGTCGCGAGGTAACTATTATAACCACCTTCAAGCGACCACATATCCATGCTAGCATCGCCACGTTTAATGCGAACGTTAGGGAATATGTCAGTATATACCACTCTGTTTTTATCAGCTTTAACTTCTTGAATGTCATTTCTAACATTCTTTGCGAATGTAGTTGATAGAGTTGTGTTATATGAACCTGTCATGACTTTTTCAACAGGGTTCTTGCCAAGTATCCACTCGACCGCCATTTGAGCTGTACGACTTTTACCATGACGAGGTGGCATGTTCATTATAAGGACCTTTTGCTTAGGGTCCTCATAAAAATTCTGTATCTCATCACATAAATGGACTAGGTATTCACGTTCCTTTTTGTAAAAGTCCGGCGCCTGCAAATGGCAAAAATAAAAGAATTCACGTCTCGCAAGTTCATATTTGAACTCCTGTACAACAGCCGGTGTGAATTCCATATTATCTATCCTCTTTTTCAATAACTTTTCTTATTTCTTCAGTACTTAAGCCAGCTAATGGATTGTGATTTACATTAACATCAATCGTCCGATTCCCCATAGAAATATTGGCAACTTCAGCGCGAATCTTATCAATTCTTGCTCGTTGTTCGTCTGTAGCTAGCGGACTACGACACATAACGTCGTACTGCTGAATCATTTTAGTTAAAGTGGCCATTGCCACTGATTGGGCCTTCATAAATACTACTTCTTTGTCTACCGAAGAAATGACCTTATCTGTTTTAGTAACAGAACGACTGGTCCCTTTAGCAGGGTCAATAGTAACCTCTGTCCTGTTTTCAGTGACCCGTGTATGGTCTTCTATCCCCTCAACATACATCAGCTTTTGCGCTCGGATAATACGTGCAAATTGAACTTTTATGTTCATATATAGAATATCAATGGGGCTTGATTCTTCGACTTCCATCACAATGTCTAAAGTTTCTTTTGGTAAATATTTCGCTAGCAATCCGTGCTTAACAGCATTTTGATTTTGTTTAGGCGCACCACCAGCATTGTATAATGCATTATGATTACCAGGCTGGCCCCCTCGTTTTCTTGTATGCGTACTTTTATTTTTTGTATGCATACTTTTTTTTGATGTATCGCGGAACCACCCATAGCGCGTCTTCCACGATTTAACAGTCGCCAATGACACACCGTACTTCTCGGCAATATCCTTATACTTCATGCCGTTTAGGTAGTCCTTGTGCGCTTGCTGATGTGTCGTCACATGGCAGCACCACCTCACTCAATTCATGTTGTTTACAAAAACTATTGGGCAACCTCAGAAAATTCTAAGCGTTGCCCATTTCTAATCACATATACATTTTTATTACTTCCAATAAATTCGATATATCGTTTTACTATTACATCACAGTATTTAGGATCTAATTCAATGCATCTACATCTGCGCTTTGTTTGTTCGCAGGCAATCAAAGTAGACCCTGAGCCACCAAACGGTTCGAATACAAGTTCTCCAGGTTTTGATGAGTTCTTAATTCCCTGTGCACATAATGCAATCGGTTTCATCGTCGGATGTTCACCATTTCTTAATGGCTTATTAAATCGCCATATAGAATCACATTCAGTACCATTATTAACTTCTATTTCATACCCAGGCACTCTTACTACAATATGGTCCGTTTCATTAGAAAAATGAAGAATATAGTCATTTCCATCTTTTTCGATTTCAAGAGGAAGATTGTCATCAATCACAGTAGATTGTTTTCTGCCACCATAAAACTTATGACTAGCACCAGGTTTCCATCCATATAGAATTGGTTCGTGTTTCCACTGGTAATCTTGGCGCCCCATTACAAATGTATTCTTAACCCAAATTAGACATTGTTTGATAAGTAAATCATTATCTCGAATCGCACGCCTAAATTGACCACCACAGCTATCAGAGTGGCAGATATAAAACGCTCCACCAGGTTTTAATGCTTTGTTAACCAAAGCGAATACATCATCAAGAAATATATCAAATTCAGCATCTGACATATTATCGTTTTGAATGGTAAGAGCTTCCTTTGTACCTCCCTCATAAGCCACGTTATACGGTGGGTCTGTAAATACCATATCAACAACGTCCCCCCCCAGTAGACAATCAAGAGATTCTGTCTTTGTTGAGTCGCCACACAATAACATATGCTCACCTAGCATCCATACATCACCGAACTTTGTCATAGGTTCTTTAATTGATTTGATAGCTTCTTCTGCATCAAAATCATCCTCATGAGCTTCATCTGCCATTACCTGGTTTAATAGGCTAGCTATATCATCGTCAGAATAACCTGTGAACTCAGCAAAATCTCCCGTATCAGCTAATAACTCTCCTAATAAGGTATTATCGATATCTGATAGTTCGGCGATTCTATTATCTGCAATCAGGTCTGCATACTCTGCGGCTTCGCTTTCATAATCCTGCCGATCAATTGGAACAGTATCTAGGCCTAATAATTGTGCAGCCATTAACCGGCCATGGCCTCTTACAATAAACCCAGAACGGTTACTCACCGTAATCGGAGCTCGCCAACCTTGTGCTTTTATTACTTTGGCTAACAACTCTACTTGTTTATCACTATGGTGATTAGGATTTCTAGGATTTGGTACTACAGAGGCAATATCTACTAAATCTGTATACGCACAATGGATCATAATGTTATCTGCCATTATTTCAGCACTCCTTTATTTTGCTTATATTTACCGCACTCCTTATGAACCTTTGCGGTTTTTGTTTTTACCAACGAATGTGATGGCGCATACGATTTACACATATGGTCTATATGAATTCCATTGGCCTTACACCAACCTTTCACATTATTAAGGCATCGCCTCTTTTCACAATACACATCTGTCAATCGTATTCACCTCGTTCCATTCTTCTTTTGCATAACCATATTCGATTTTATCATCATAATATACTATATATTGTTA